TGCTGAGCGGGATCCCCCGCGCGCACCACCTCCCCCACGTCCGCCAACCGCTGCAAAGCCGCCTCAGCATCGTACCCAGCGGCCCCCAGCCGGCCCTCCATCGACGACGTCACCGCCGCCAGCTCCGCCTTACGCGAGTGGTACTCCTCACGCCCAATCTCCCCCTCTATCCGCAGCTCCCTCAATCGCACCAGCTTCTGCCGCTCCCGCTCCAACCCCTCCACCAACTCCGCGTTTCCAGGCTCCGCCTCCGCTCGCTGCCTCACCCGCTCCCTCACCATCCCCTCGATCTCCCTGGGCAGACTCAACCCGTCCAGCAAACCCAGAGCCTCCGCTTCCACACCCATAGCATCCCAACTGCCCTTGCGCGACTGACAACTCCCCTCCGAGTGGCGATAGAAGTACCGCCCACGCCTGCCCCTACCCATGCCCCACAGCCGGCCACCGCACTCGTAGCAGTGACCCAGCCCCGTCAGCAGATAGACCCGCGCCATCCCGCCCCCCCCGCGCCTCCTGGAGCGCCTCGCCGCCAACACCCGCTCCGCCAGCGCCACCCCGATCACTGCCTCATGGCCACCGTCGTACAGCTGGCCATACGCGTAACCACGCTCGCGACCCACCGGCAGCCGCCCCGCGTACAGCCAGGCATTCTGCAACACGCTACGCACCGACACCTCCGAAAAACGCTTTCCACCGTACCGATCGCGGAACCGATACCCCCTCCTGTTCAAGTCCGCCGCCACCTCCACGTAGCTATACTCGCCCGTGGCGTACATCTCCGCCATCAACTCCACCACCCCCGCATCCCCGTTCCGCACCAGCAGCCCGCCCTCGCGATCGTACCCGAACGGCGCGATCCCAACGTGCACCCCCCGCTCCCGCCGGTGCCGCACGCTATCCATCACCCGCTCACTCGCCAGGTCAGACTCCAACGACGCCACCACCATCAGGATCGCCAGAAACGCCTTGCCAATGGCATTGGTCGTGTCGAACTGCTCATGCACGCTCACCAGCTCGACGTTGTGCTTCTGCAGCGAGTCCAGAAAGACAAAAAAGTCCCTCGGAGACCGCGACGCCCTATCCAGGGAGTTCACCACCACCGCTACCACACCACCACGACCCAACTGCGCCTTCAGCTGGTGCCAACCTGGGCGATGCCTCTCCGACCGCCCCGACCGGTGACCCTCCGCGTCCTCGTAGACCTCGTAGGACCACCCCTTCTCTTCGCACACCGCCACACAGTTCGCCAGCTGCCGCTCCGGACTCGCGCGGTCCTCCTGGTAACGCACCATCGACCGGCGGACGTAGATCAAGGCCAGGGCCACAGCCCAACCGCCTCCAGCAGAAACCTAACCACCAACCCTATCCCGATCAACACCATCAACCACCGAAAGGCATCCTCATGCTCCTCGAGAAACCTCTCGGTGTAGCTACCCCTCCACTTCGCCACGCGACTCCTCCATCATCCGCCGCTCACGGCGCAATAGCACCATCTCGCCGTACTGCAGCCACTCCCTCAGCTCTCCCTCGTCCATGCACGAGACCAGCACCCGCACAGCCTCCCCCAACCCCTCGACTTGCTCCCACCTCACAGCAGACGTTGGCAGACCAGCCAGCCTCAGAATGTCGCTCTCGGGCACACCGAAGTACCGCCCCACCCGATACGCCGACGCACTCGACGGCCTCCGAACCCCCTCCACATAGCTGTTCATCGTGTTCCTCGACAGACCAGCCTCCACACTGGCCCGGGTCACCCCCTTCCCCTTCAGCGCACACGCCTTCGCCAAGAACTCCGAGAGATCGTGACAATCCTGAGCCAGCCGGCTGATCTCTTCTTGCACAGTCATCCCCTCACCCCCCTTCTTCCGCCACAGCGACGCCGGCCGCTCCAACGTCACCCAGTCTACAGCAGATATCAACATTTGACAACGTCCACGATTGCTGTTATAATACCAACCGGTGTTGGCATGATCACGAAAACCACCCACATCAGAACACAGCAAACCGACCACCTCTACCAGTTCGTCACCGTGCTCGCCGAAATCCTGCTAGACCAGGAGAGGACCACACCATGCCACCAGGAAACCCGCCTCCCCCGCAAACCCCCTTCCGGCAATGGCTCCAAACCAGAGGACTCAAGCATGCCTGGGTAGCGACCCAGCTCGGCTACACCCCCGAATACTTCTCTCGCGTCGTCACGGGCAGGACGCCCCTCACCGCCGAGTTCCGACAGAGATGCCGAGACCGGCTCTCAGTACCCGAGGCTGTGTGGCGCAATGACTCAGCGACCTGAGCCACCACCAGACGAGATCGACTGCCGCGAGATCACCCTCGAACCCACCCTGCACGGCTATCACGTCGCATGGAACTACTCCCAACACTTCTGGCTCCCCATCCTCGGCCCCATCGCGTGGTGCACCTGGCAAACCCTGATCACCTTTTGCTACGGACGCCGAGACTCCTGCTGGCCTTCCATCTCCCTGCTGGCAGACATAGCCGCCAAGGGCAACCGCAACCTCATCAAAGGCCGCTGGGCACAGACCCCCGGCCACCGTTTCAGGAGAAAGGGCGCGGTAGAACTCCTCGAAGAGCACGGGCTGATCGCCATCGACCCGCGCGGCCCGGACGACAAAAGGTATACGTTCCACGTCCTCAAGGACCCACCGCTCTTGACACCCGAGCAGGTCCAGGCCCTACCCGCCAGGCTCCAAACCATGCACGCCGCCCTGCTCCACAAGTGCGGCATCGACCCCGACACCCACGCCGCCAAAGCCAACCGCGTCACCCCTGGTGCCCACAGCACCACCACCGACTACGCAGGCCTCCGACAACTCGAAGAGCGGTGGAGAACCATCCTCAGCCACTGCCAGAGCCAGATCACACCCGCCAACTATGACACCTACCTCAGCCGCACCACGCCCACCGCCTACGACCCAACCACCCGCACGCTCACCATCGAGGCTCCCAACCCCCTCATAGCCATCTCTCTAGAACACTCGTTCTCCCAACTACTCACCCGCGCCGCCCACGAGCTCAGCATCACCATCGACGGTTCCCCCATCGACGACATCACCTACACCGCCAGGAGGCTCAGCAAATGACCGCCGACCAACTGACCCTCCCCACCTTCCACGCCGCTGACCCACCCCGAGAATACCGTTGGTACGACTGGCACACCGCCCTCGGAGACCTAGGCTCACGCGCCAAACTCGCCACCCCCCAGCTGGTCCACGACCTCTACGAGCTACTACTCACCGACACCATCCCCCGCTACCGCGACGCCACCGGACGCGACCCTGTCTACCTCTTGCTCCAACTACCCGCCCGCATCCTGGGCCCGGCCTGGACCACCAAACCCGACGGCACCTGTGGCAACCTCGCCGGCCTCTCCATCATCAACGACACCCGCCTACCCATGACCACTTTCGGACTCGCCGACACACTATGCCCCCGAGAACCCGTCCCAACAGCACACTACAGGTGGCTCAGTGACACCTAGTCCGTCCAAACTCACAACTTACATAGCACAACACGCCTTTGCCACCATAAGCCCATCGGCGGCCCCCACGACCGCCCAGGGAGCATAGGAGTGCGCCATGCACAATCCGTCCAGCGCCGTGATCATCGCCTCCATGACCACGATCACCGTGCTCAGCGCCGCCGCCTGCTGGTACTTCGCAACGCAGATTCACCGAGCCACCACCGCCCGCACCGCCCTTTCGTTGCTGACCGCCTTCGTCTCCTGCCTCAACCTGCTATGGCTCGCCGTCTACATGTTCTCGCCGCCAGACAACCTGATCCACCGCCTCTCCGTTGCCGTCCTGATCGTGTCCCTCCTGGGACTCACCGCCACCGGCCTTATAGCAGCCCTCATACTCCGAAGGGAGGTCCGTCGTGACCACTGACACCGCAGCCCGCCGCCGCATCCCCTCCATCCTCGCCACGGTCTACTACTGGGCGTTCCGAGTCCTGGTGGCCGCCATCCCCAACCCCTACGAGATCGAGACCATGGTGGACATACTCGATGGCCAAGACCAAGACGCCTAAGAAGGCCAGCGGCGCCCAACCCCTCAACACCAACGCCCTGCAGGGAGGCTTCTACGCGCGCACCTTCACCGACGAAGAAGTCCTCGAGATCGGCAGGCTCGCCATCTCCGAGCTCTCGCTCAACGAGGAAATAGGCATGCTGCGCGTGCTGATCCGCCGCGTCCTGCAATCCGAGCTCAAACCCGAGGACATCATCCAGCTCTGCGGCAGGGCCACCGGCCAGCTCCGCCGGCTTCTCGAGACCAGAGCCAAGCTCCTCCGCGAAGGCGCGCCAGACAACGCCATCGATGAGGCCATGTCCCAAGCCCTCGACGAACTAGCCGAAGAACTGGGGATCGACCTATGACCGCCATCAGGGACCGCATCGCAGACCGACTCTTCGGCTCACTCATAGAGCAGCGCATCCAGAACGCCGTCAAGGTCATCGACGACAAGTGGTGGCGCCAAGTCGGCGGAGCCGCAGGGCCCCAGGACAAAAAGTGGTGGGAGCTAAAGACGGACCTCGACGATGCACTTGAGGCGTGGCGCACAAACCCCCTCGCCTTCCGCATCGTCAGCCTGACCACCGACTACGTAGTCGGCGCCGGCGTCCAGGTCACCTCCAAGGCCCCCGCCGTGGACCGCTTCGTCTCCGACCTCTGGACCCACCGCCTCAACAAGCTACACCTCCGCCTTTACACCTGGTGCGAGGAATTGACCCGCGCCGGCGACCTCTTCATCATCCTCTACACCAACCCCGCCGACGGCCTCAGCTACTTCCGAGCCATCAACGCCGTCAAGATAGACCGCATCGAGACAGACCCCGAGGACCTAGAGAAAGAGCTCCGCTACCACGAGCTCAGAGACGACGACCCCATCAACGGAAAGTGGTGGGACGCCTGGGACGCCGTGAAGGACGACGCCACACAACCCGCCATCCTGCACTACGCCATCAACAGACCCGTCGGCTGCATCCGAGGCCAGTCAGACTTGACGCCCCTCTTGCCCTGGCTCCGCAGGTATCGCGAATGGCTAGAGGACCGAGTACGAGTCAACCGCTACAAGAACGCTTTTCTCTGGCACGTCAAACTCCAAGGCGCACAGACCGCAGACATCCTAGCCAAACAGGCTCAGTACACCGAGCCGCCATCCCCAGGCTCCGTCATCGTCACCGACGAGAACGAAGACTGGACCCCCGTCCAGCCAGAGATCCACGCCGAGGACGTAGAGGCCGACGGCAAGGCACTCAGGCTCATGATCGCAGCAGGCGCCGGCGTCCCCTTGCACTACCTAGCAGAGGCCGAGAGCGCCACCAGGGCCACCGCCGCCGAGATGACCAGCCCCACCATGCGCCACTACGAACACCGACAAAAGTTCTTCTGTGACATGATCGTGGACGTCGTAGAGAAGGCAGCACACCGCGCCCACATCCTCGGCAGACTCCACTACCCCCGCGCCACAGAACCCGGCGCGCCCCGCGGCCTTCAACTCAACTACACCGTCTCGGCCCTCCGCGAGCAAGACAGCTTCCAGGTCGCTCGAGCAGCCAAGACCATTGTCGAATACCTGCGCCAGCTCAAGAGTCTAGGCTGGATCACCGACCGCAAAGCCATCGAGCTTGCCTACAAGTTCGCAGGTGAGATCATCGACGTGGAAGCCATGATGCGTGACCTCAAAGAGGCCGGAGTCCAACCCACCGATAACCCCATTGAGGGGGGCGCTGGCGATGGTGACAGCGCCCCGCCAGATCGGGATCCGCTCGAGAAGAAACTGTCACCATAGCAACCCGGCCGATTTTTCAAGCGGCCAAGGAGGAGACCATGCCAGACTGCACCATCTGCGGAAAGCCCTACAAGAGCAGGAGCGGACTCAAGGCCCACGCCAAGACACACGCCCAACGCGACCCCCTCACCCCCGCCGCCTTCGAACCCGCGCTCGGTGAAGGCGACAACTACGTCGGCCCCTCCGCATCCGACGATCTCACCCTCCCCCAACTCACCGCCGGCTTCGACCCCACCCACAACAAGTACCGAGACGCCAAGCTCATAGACGACGCCTGCGCCGCCCTCGGCATCGACGCCGCCAACATCCTCAGCTTCAAGGTCTACGACGACCAGGTGGTCATCATCGAGGGGCCGACCGGCTTCAAGAGGACGTGGACCAAAGGTGAGTCGCAATGAGCGCCACAGAGCCGCAAGAGAAGCGAATCCAACTCACCTTCGCGTCCAACCTCACGGCCAAGCCCAACTACGCCATCACCATCATCAAGGCCGGACCCACCCTCCACCGGTGGCACTTCCCGCCATCGGTGCTACAGACAGCAGCCGCCCGCTTCCAAGGGGCCGCCTGCTTCGTCGACCACGTGCAGCCAGGCTTCTTCCAGGACGCCAACCCGAGCATCAAGGACCTCGCGGGGGTGATCACCGACGTCGCCTGGGACCAAGCCGTCACACCCTCGGGCGCACTCACCGGCCGCCTGGCCCTCAACCGCACACCAGCCGCAGACTGGCTCGAGTACCTACTCGACCAGATCATCTCAGACCGAGAGGAGGGATTGCCTGTGCCAAATGTGGGACTGTCAGCGGACCTCTACGCCGGCTACTACATGGACGGCTCCACCAGAGTCGCGACCGAGATCCGCAGAGTGCAGTCCGTTGATGTTGTGTTCGACCCCGCCGCAGGCGGGGCGTTCGATCGCGTCCTCAACTCCATGAAAGGGGGAAGTACCATGAAGGACGAAACCACCACCAATCCAGGGGCACAGCCGCCAGACTCGCCGCCCGCCTCGACGCCCCCCAGGGCCGAGGAGACACGAGTCACACAGGACGTCCAACTCGGACACGCCGCGCAAGCCGACTCCACAAGCGCGGCCATCAACACCGCAGCCGCCATGGACGCGGCGGCACAGCAGGCTCAAGACCTGCTGCGCTCCCAATGTCAGACCGTGCTAGACGGTGCTCTCACCTGGTGCGACCTGCCGCAACCGATGAAGGACGCCATCAGAGCGCAGTTCGCAGGCCGCGCCTTTGCACCAGACACCCTCGACGCCGAGATCAAGCGCTACCGAACCATGCTAGCCGGCATGCTGGAAGATAAGGTCATCACCGGCGCCGGCCAGGCCATCGACGGCGCCCGCGCCTCTGGCATGCTCAGCAGCATGGACCGCGTACAGTTCGCCTTCGACCGTCTCATGGGCCTGCCCATCCCGGACGCTCAGTCCGACATCCCCAGGCTGTCGGGCATCCGCGAGCTCTACCTCATGATGACGGGAGATCACGACTTCTACGGGCGCTTCTACCCCGAGAGAGTCAAGCTCGCCAACGTCACCACGGCATCGATGACCTCCGTGGTCAAGAACGCCCTCAACAAGGTCCTGTTGCAGGCGTACAACGTGCGGCCCAGGTGGTGGGCTTCCATCGCCCACGAGGAGGACTTCGGCAACCTCAACACGATCACCTGGATGAAGAGCGGAGGCATCGGAGCCTTGCCCACCGTGGCCGAAGGCGGCGCCTACACCGAGCTGGACTGGTCGGACAACGAGGAGACAGGCACCTTCCTCAAGAAGGGCGGCTACATCGGCATCACCCTCGAGATGATGGACCGCGACGACGTGGGATCCGTCAAGCGCATCCCGAGGGAGCTCGGCAACGCAGCCTGGCGCACACTCTCGGCCCTGGTCTCCGCCCTCTTCACCTCCGACTCGGGCACAGGCCCTCTCATGACCGACAACTACCACGTGTTCGACGCCACCAACCACGTCAACCTCCTCACCACGGCCCTCAGCGCCGCAGCCTGGGACGCCGTCATTCAGGCCGTGTACCAGCAGACGGAGCCCACGTCCAGCGCCCCGCTTGCCATCCGCCCGCAGTTCTGCCTGGTGCCCATCGAGCTTGAGAGGACGGCCCTCAGCATCTTCGAGCAGCCGTGGTCCGTCGAAGCGACGTACCACTACCTCGAGCCCAGGGCAGGCAGCGGCCGAGTCGTGGTCGTGCCAGAGTGGACCGACCCCAACAACTGGGCCGCGGTGTGCGACCCCAACGATTGCCCCGGCATCTGCATCGGGTACAGGTACGGGCGCGAGCCCGAGCTATTCCTAGCCGACGATCAGACCGTGGGCTCCATGTTCACCAACGACGAGATGCGAATCAAGTGCCGCTTCTTCGTCGCCGTAGGTGTCGCGGACTACCGTCCGCTCCACAAGTCCAACGTCGCGTAGTGGTGACACAGGTCCCGCCAGCTCGCGGGGCCCCAGTCACCAACAATGGTGACAGCGACCACACATGGCCATCAACTTGAGCGTGGCCCGCTGCACCAAATGACAGGAGGCTTACATGGTCACAGCAGCGTGGATAGCAGCCATCCTATCAACCGTCCTGGCGCTCCTCCTCGAGCTGATCCCAGGCCTCCGCAAACGCTGGGACGAACTCGGCTGGGAGCAGAAGCGCTTCGCCTGGCTCGTAGGCTGTGTGATCCTGGGCGCGGCCCCCTGGATCGTCGGCTGCACAGGCCGCATCCTCAACATCTCGATCACCTTCGTCTCCTGGGGAGGCACCTGCGAGATCGACACACTGGCGACAGGACTCCAGGTCGGGTTCGTGGCCTACTTCGCATCGCAAGCCACCCACGGAGCCGCACACGCCGTCAAGACCGTCACCGGGAAAGGAGAGTGACACCATGGCTAACGAAGTCATGAGAACCCTCAGCTTCCACGTGGCGCCCATCGCCGCCACCTCAAGCGTCGTGGACTTCTCGGCACTCGAGGCAATGACCATCGTCGGCGTCTCCCTCTGCGCCACAGTCTTCACCGGCACGCCAACCGGCTTCGACATCGACATCCAGGACGACGGCACCGACGTCATCACTGCCATCGCCGCCGCAACGGCACTGACGCCCGGCACCTGGAAATCCGTCCACATGGGAGGCACCGAGGCCCCCGTCGTGATCGCCGCCGGCAGCGAAGTCGAGATCGACTGGAACTTCACCGGAGGCACCGCCCCCACCGCTGCGGGCGACGTCGTTATCTGGTATCTCGCAGGAGACCAGGGCTAGTCTGAGACCTCTGCGCGGGCCTCACCACCCCGCGCACTGGCTACGAGCGGGGAGAGAGAGCGGCTTCGGGGGAACGCGCTCTCCCCGCTCCCTACCACCGGAGCGGCATGGAGCTTCACCGAGGGCTAGTCAGGGCCTACGACGCCGCCACACACACCGCCGCCGTCCTACTCGCCGGCTCGATGTCCAGGACCATCCTCGGCATCCCTGTCTCCCAACAGGTGCCACCCGACCACATGATCGAAGGCACCCCCTGTGCCGTCGCCTTCTTCGCAGAAGCCTCACAAGGCCTCGTGCTCTCCACCTTCGGCAGCCCACCCGCACCACCCCTGATCACCGACGAATGGGGACCGACTCTCACGCTCACCGACATCATGCGAGGCTGGTCCGAGGACTTCCAGGGAGACACCCTCGACCCCCGCCTCACCCTCACCACCGCCGGGGGAGGCACCGGCACCCTCACAGACTCCTCGCACGGCGGCGTCTACTACCTCACAGTACCAAACACAGCCGGAGCATACGCACGACTCTTTCTCGGCAGCGGCGCCGGCGGATTCTCCACCATACGCATGGCCCCTCAGTACGAGACCATAATGCTAGCCAGGATGGTCCCAGACAGACTGGGAACCGGCCAAGCCATGATCGGGGCCATCGAGATCGGCACCAGCAACCTCTGCCAAGCCGGCTATTCCTCCGCCGTCAGCCCCAACTGGATCATATGGTCGAGAGACAGCGCAGGCGCACAAAGCTCCACACCCAGCGCCATTCCCGTCGACCCCTCAACCTGGCACAAACTCGCCCTCACCATCAATTCCACCGCACTTACCCTGCACGTCGACGGCGCCCTAGCCTGCACACACAGCACCAACCTCCCATCAAACTACCTCGAGCCCTACTGCCAGTGCTACCGCGAGAGCGGCGTGCTCAACGTCCTGCTCGACTTCGCCGCAGTGATACCACGACCAACCTAGGAGGAACCCCATGCCCGAGATCTACCAGTACAGCTACCTGGCAGCCAGCGCCCTCATCAAGACCGGCCCTGGCGTCATCCACACCGTCACCCTCACCGGAGGCTCCGACGCCGCAACCATCGTCCTCGGAGACGAAGTAGCCACCGCAGGTGACAGCATCATCGCCCTGGCAGCCGCAGCCGGCCTCTCCACCACCGCCCGCCTCGACGTCGCCTTTGGCGTCGGCCTCTACGCCACCATCACCGGCACCGCTCCCAAGGTCACGGTAGCCTACCGATGACCGCCCACCGCCGCGCCCTGCTACGGCTCGCGTCGGCTCTTCACACTATGGCCCATAGTGCGAAAAGGCCTCCGGCTTCCCTCCGCGAGCCTCAACATAAACCTTTTATGTTAAGCAGGGCGCTACCTCACCCACCAGCCAAGGAGCACACAGCATGAGCGAGCTTCTAGCACTCCGACTCCTGGTCCAAGCCGACCTCGACGACGCCGCAGCCGACACGTGGACCACCGCCGAGATCGACCGTGCCATCCAGCGCGCCCTCTCAGACTACAGCCACGTCAGACCCCAGCAGATCACCGGCACGATCACCGTCGCCGCCGCCACCCGCGAACAGTCTCTAACCACCCTCACCAGCCTCATTCGAGTCGTGCGCGTCTGGCACCCCTACACCGCCGCCAACCCCGAGGACCCGCCCGAGTGGAGGCGCTTCGAGCACTGGGGCAGCACCCTCCGCATCCTCGACGGCAACGTCCCCGCCATCGCCGAAGTCATCCGCGTGTACTACACCACACCGCAGACCATCCACGACCTGGCAGGCTCCACCGCCGTTACCAGCGTCGCACCCGAGGACGAGGAGATCGTGACCTTCGGAGCCGGGGCCTACGCCGCCCTCGAGAAAGCCCGCTCCTCAGTCGTCCAGGCCGGCATCTCCACCGACACCCCCAAGCACTGGGAAGCGTGGGGCAAAGACCGCATGGCCCACTTCGCCGAGAAACTCCGCCAGCTCAAGGCCACCGAGACCCTCAAACTAGACAAGCGCACCGAAGGCTGGAAGCGCCCCGACACCAGAGAGGAGATATAGTGGTGACAGTCACTGCCGGCTGCCAGTGATCATCCTGTCACCAACACCACGCCATGGTGCTCACGCGACCCGTTCAGCACCTAGCAACCCGCATCCTGTCAAACATCCGATGGTTCTCCCGACTGGTGGTCAAGCGCCCCCTCCGCAACTACCAGCTCGCACCCGCAGACGCCATCCTCGATTCCATCCTGCACGGCAAAGGTCTCTCCTTCGCCATCGTCTTTTCCAGGCAGGCAGGCAAGAACGAGCTCAGCGCGCAGCTCGAGGCCTACTTGCTCAACATCTTCCAACGCAAGGGCGGCCAGATCGTCAAGGCCGCCCCCACCTACAAGCCACAGCTCATCAACTCCAAGATGCGCCTGCAAGACGTCCTCGACAACCCATGGAACAAGGGACACGTCAAGACCCGCGAGGGCTACATAACTTTCCTCGGCAAAGCCTGCGTCATCTTCCTCAGCGCCGACCCCGCCTCCCAGGTCGTAGGAGCCACCGCGTCACTCCTCCTCGAGTGCGACGAGGCCCAGGACGTCAACGAGGAGAAATGGGAAGTAGACTTCACCCCCATGACCGCCTCCACCAACGCCACCAAGGTCTACTATGGCACCGTCTGGACGTCCCGCACCATGCTCGCCAAGATCAGCAGGAACCTACTCGCACTTGAGGCCACCGACGGCCAGCAGCGCGTGTTCTACGTCCCCTGGCAGGACGTAGCCGCCGAAGTACCAGCCTACGGAGAGCACGTCACCGCAGAGATCGCCCGCAAGGGACGCCACCACCCCATGATCAAAACCCAATACTTTCTCGAGGAGATCGACTCCGAGGGCCGCATGTTCGACGACCGCAGACAGGCGCTCATGCAAGGCACTCACCCCCGCCAGGCCGCCCCCACCGAAGGCGCCATCTACGCCGCCACCCTCGACGTTGCCGGCTCAGACGAGGAGATGACCGGTGACGATCTCCGAGAGGCCAAGCCGACGAAAGACCTCACCGTCGCCTCCATCTTCCGCATCGATCTCGCCACCGTCAGAGACCCCCTCCTGGCCGCCCCCTCCTACCACCTCGTGGACGTGTTCTCGGACGTCGGCACCAAGCACACCAGGCTGTACGGTCAACTCCGCGCCTACTTCGAGCTCTGGAACCCACGACACATCGTGGCCGACGCCTCGGGCGTAGGCGCTGGCCTGGTAGCGTTCCTCGGCGCAAAGCACGCCTTCGGGAGCCGAGTCACCCCCTTCCAGTTCTCGCCACCAAAGCGCAAGAGTGACCTGGGTTGGGACTTCCTCACCGTGGTGGAGACAGGCCGCTTCAAACACTACCGAGACGACGGCTCCGCAGACTGGCGCGAGTTCTGGACCCAGGTCGAAGAGTGCCGCTACGAAGTCACCGAGGGAGAGGAGAAACGCATGAGCTGGGGTGTCCCCAGCGCGACCATCCACGACGACAGACTCCTATCCGCCGCCCTGGTCGCCGAGCTCGATAAAGTCCAGTGGGCCGTCCCGCTCCCATCGCTCATCATCCGCGCCCCCGACCCGCTAGACGCCATCGACCAGGCCAGGTTCTGACAGGAGGCGCACATGGAGACGTGGCACATCGCCCTACTGGCCTTGACAATCCTGATGGAAGCCCGCAGCCAGCCACCCCTCGGACAGGCCATGGTGGCACAGGTCGCCATCAACCGAGGCGGCCGGGACCTGGTAGAGCAAACCCTCTTCCAACCAAACCAGTTCGTCCCCTGGAACCCGGACATCTTCGCACCAGCCCACGGCTTCAGGCTCTGCGTCCTCGAGTGCGAATCGATAGGTGCGTTCCCCAACGACCCCGGTTGCATCGACCGCTGCCTCGATGCCCGCTACCCCAAGTGGACCCGCCGCCTCCGCATCACCGACCCCCAGGCATGGGCCAACCTATGGACCACCGCGGCCGCCGTCTACTATGGCGTCTGGACACCGCCGGCCGATCTCGCCAACTGTACCCACTACGACAACCCCGCCTTCTGGCCCGACGGACTTCCCGCCTGGCTCAACAACTGCACCAAGGTAGGAGACCATGTGTTCTGCGACTAAGACCTTCACCGACTACCCCCCGGAGTGGCCCGCCATCGCTCGCGCCGCCAAGATACGCGCCGGCTGGTGCTGCGAGAACCCGGACTGCAGGCACCCCAACGACCCCAAGGCAGGCTACACTCTCACCGTCCACCACCGCGACGGCAACCCCCGCAACAACGCGCCCTCCAATCTGCGCGCCCTCTGCCAGCGCTGCCACATGATCGCCGCGGCCCACCAAAGCAGGTACGGACCCCAGTACCGCGCCCAACCAACCCTCTTCGACACGAAAGGAGACACACCGTGAACCAACCCACCCACTGCACCGTCTGCAACAAAGACGTCGATCCCCCACACCGAGAGGGAGCTATCACCCTCACCGCAACCACCCTCACCGGCACCCGCCAAATCACCTTCTGCTCCCATAAATGCTTCCACGACGCCTACAACCGACTCACCAAACCCCGGAGGACCACACCATGAGACACCTCACCGACGACTACCGCCGCCAAGCCTCGACCGGCTTCGTCACCGGCATCTGCATCGGCCTGGTCCTCACCCTGGCCGTAGGACTCGCCGCCGTCATCGTCGGCCACCTCTGCATCATCGAGGGCGCCGGCTCCTGCCTTTGGTGACACCGATCGCGGTGGCCACCATCGATGCTGACGCCAACTGGCGACAGCGGATCCGCTGATCATCCGCTGACCTGTCACCACCGCGCGGCGGGCCAATAACCCAAAATGATACAAGGCCCGCCGCGCTGGGAGGCTCACCCATGGCGACAGACGTCCCGCCCACGTGGCCGGATCCTGTCGCCAACCAACACAGGAGGGACCATGCTCAGACCAGGACTCCACTTCCACAACGAGTGCCCGATCACCCCCGCAGACCTCGATATGATCCGCAGGTGGTCACCCCTCAGCTTGCTGCTCGCCATGGAGCGCGTCGTAGAGTCACAGATCGAAACCCTACGCGACGCCTGGGAGCTCGCAGGCCGACCACCGCTCGTGCTCCGCCGGTACTACTCACCCCCCAAAGGAGGCGGAGGCGACGCAGCCTGGGGCGCCCACGCCGATCAGTCCGTCCTACTCGCACGCCGCTGCATCGACGCCGGCATCCCCCTCAAGTACCTCATGCTCAAACCCTTCAACGAACCCAACATGCCATCCTGGGCCCAGTGGGAGGGCTTCGGTGACACCGAGGACGACATCGAGCGGTACAACGAAGCGCTCCTGCTATTCATCTCCATCGCCAAGCGAGACCTCCCAGGCATCAGGATCGGCGGTCCGCATCTCACCGTCGGCAACCGAGACGTCCGCTACCCCAACGACCCCGAGGCCGTCTACTACTACCACGGACGCGACGGCAAGTTTGCCAGCTCCCCCTGCGCCGCCGCCCTCAGTGCACTCGACGTGCACTTCGTCCACACCTATGGCATGGCACCAGGCCAGTACAAAGACCCCGCCCACGGTCTGCGCTTCCTCGAATACATGAAGTACCTCCAACGCAAGCCCGTCTACATCGTCGAGGGCAGCTACGGCATCGGCTCCGGACAGGCCGCAGACCAGAACACAGTCCGCGGCCAGGAGACCGTCGCCTACCTCCGCTTGCTAGGCGACCTCTACCCCCAAGTCAAGGGCATCGCCCTCTGGATCGGCGGAGACCCAGGCACCGGCTGGTTTGCCTTCTGCCACGCTAACGGTTCCAACCCCGAGAGTCACAGGCCCGTCGTGTACGCAGTCGAGGCAGCCTGCATCGCCGACGCCTCACAGCCACAGCCGGCACCCACACCGCCACCCACACCCACACCCACACCCGCGCCCACCCCGCCAACACCCGTCGACTGGGACCGACTCACCGACACCATGAAAGCCGCCGTCACGATCACGGCGGCTCCCAAACCAGCGGAGCCACGCTGGACCGTCACCAAAGTGGAGGTGCAGCCAGACTCCGACAAGATGGTCCTCTACGCAGTGCTCCCGCCCGGCGCAGCCGTCCAGGCCCGCTTCTCTTGGTCCACCGGTGACACCTTTGGCGCACCAAAGGCAGACGCCTACGAGCCGGACGGAGCGCGCCAGTGGGCCGCATCGATGCCCATGTTTGCACCCTGGGGAGCCTACGCCGTGGAGATCGTCGGCAACAGCGAGAAGGTCAGCGGCCTCGGGCTCTACGGGTCGGACCTGGACGAACGCTTCAAGGGCCATCATCCGGTACTCGTGTACTTCCAGCGCGTCACCGGACAGCCAGCCCCGCAGCCGGAGCCAGCGCCGGAGCCCGAGCCCGCTCCCATACCAACGCCCACACCCACACCCGCGCCCTGGCCCCCGCCCAGGCCCTACGACCTGGTGACCGCCTTCACCCCGCACGGCATCACCGACATGGTGGACCTCCGCAACGAGATAGAGTCCTTCTCCAACATGCCCGAGCTCGCCAAGCTCTGGCGCCCGTTCTCCCTCATTCGCCTCGTGGTACTGCACCACTCAGGATCGCAGCTCGCCACGCAGACGGCGCTCTCCATAGCCCGCTACCACGTCAGCAAGGGAGCCGCCACCATCCCCTACCACTTCGTCGTCGGCTTCGACGGCCGCCTCTTCTGGACAGGCCGCCTCATGTGGAGACTTCCACACAGCGGCAAGGAGTCAACCAACGCCGAGGCAGTAGGCGTCTGCGTCCTCGGCCACTACGACAAGCAACGCCCCACCCCCGCGCAGCTAATCACCCTCAGACGCCTGATCTGGCGCGTCCTCCCTGAGTTCTGCGCCGGCGCGTGGGACCAATACCGCCCCCTCTACGTCATCCCGCACGGCCGCCTGGTCTACACTCTCTGCCCAGGCGCGAACCTGCTGGACGCCTTCATCTACGCCGGCCCAGGACCCGCCCTGATGCCGCCCTTTCCCTTCAACGAGACTAACGAGTGAGGCACTAGACCCATGGGAGGCCACCGCCCTACAGACCCGCCTCGAGACAGACCTCCACTTCCACGCCGATCTCGAGGACTGGTGACACAAACTCCACCCGGGTCACATCTCCGTGACACCACACCAATGGTGTCTCCTGGACGTCGCCGCCGAGATCTCCCTGTCACCACGGCCTTCTCGCCCCCCCTCCACCCTCACCGCGTGGTGTCCGCAGCGAACTGCCGGCAGCTGCACCCTGTCACCAAACCATGTACTCTTATCTCTCCTTCTTCATTGTCTTTCTTCATTGTCTTTATTAGTGGTGCCCACAGCACCACTGCTGGTGCCCAGGGCACCACTGGTGGTGCCCACAGCACCACACCCCCCCAAAGCTCTGTGGATATGTGGATAACTCTGTCACCACACCCAGTGGCGACAGCCCACCCTCAGATCGGGATCCGCTCGAGCACGACCTGTCACCACCGGAGGCTCCCATGCTAGACATCGGCGCAGCCCTACTAGTCGCTCAGAAGAAGGCCAGGACCAAACCCATCTTCCAGGTCCTGGTCTCAGACAAGCTAGGACCACACCAGCGCCTCACCTGGGCCGAGCTCTACACCGACGCCACCGCAGACTACCCGCACGCCATGATCATCTGCACCGACAACTCCATCGTCAGGGTCCGCAGCAACGCCGGCGCCGCCGAATACCAGCGCATCACTTCACCCACCACCCCCGCCCAGTGGACCGCCTGGACCGCAGGCATGGGCACATGCTCGACCATGAATCAGATGGCCCTCTGCACCTCCGGAGCAAAGGTCTGGTGGTTCTACATCTCCGCCACCAACCTCCTCCTCTACTGCCGTGAGAGCGCCAACTACGGCGCTACCTGGGGAGCCACGACCACGGTCCACACCGCCACCGGCACCTACCAACTAGAGAGCATCACCGCCGCCCACCGCACCGGCACAGACGCCATCGTCTTCTACTCCACCAGGGACACCGCCGTCAACGCCACCTGTCACCTCTACTACCGCAAACAGACCGCCGGAGCCTGGGGCGCCGCCACCGCCTGGGGCAAGACCGCCTGTCAGCAAATCCGAGGCCTCACCTGCCACAAGACCGGCGACTACAACATGCTTTACGGAGCGTACGTTGACGCCTACACGTTTTTCGGTGTCGGCCTCAGCGCCGGCCTCGCCTGGGTGTGGACCCTCTACGCCATCGCCTTCGGCACCGGAGTAGACGTCACCCTAGACACCTGGGCCAACCCGGTCCTGCTCGAAAGAACCGACACCGGCACCGCCTTCGCCACCGCCTGGCCGTCCCTCACCTACGTCGATATGTTCCGCGCCGTGTTCTCCGCCTACCTCGAAGGCGAGGAGTATTCCAGGCTCCTACGCATGCAAGGCATCTACGGAGCAACCTTCCTCGAAACCACGTGGACCGACCCCTCGCCCTTCCTCGCACTCGCAGGCACCTACGGCAGCGTCACCGACTACCGCGCCGCCGGAGACGGCTACGTCTACGCCTCCCACTCCAACCGCGCCTACCGAGCCAAGGCCGCCGGCGACGGCACCGTCGACCTCGGAGCCAGGCTCCTCAAGTACAGGATCCTCGACAGGTGGTCCGGCTGGAAAGGCGCCGGCGTATCCGAAGACTACGGCCAGAACGTCACCGCCGACATGGAAGGCGAGATATGGCTCGACAACCAGGACGGCGCCCTCAACACCCTCGGCTCCGGAACCTACATCGCCGTCAAGCGCGGCTCCATGCTCGAGCTCCGCCGAGGCTACCACACCACCACCGGCAACCAGTACGCAGACTGGCCCACCTTCTGGATCGAAGATTGGGAGTACGTCGCCGACTTCGAGGGCAAATCCTACCTGGTACTCTACCTCATCGGAGGCTGGGGACTCCTAGCATCGATGGCGGCTCAGAGGCAGTACCTATGGACCGACGGCGAAGCCTCAGTCTGGACCATAGCAGAACGCTTGTTCGCACTCGCCGGCTTCGAGCTCGCCAGCGCAGGCGAGGCCTCCACCGTCATCGGCACCCTCGAGCCGGCAATCAACATCCTGCCAGGCGAGGACCTCCGAGGCGCCGTCCTCAAGGTCCTCTCCAAAGTACCCGACTTCGTGTACTGGGAGGGCTCCACCCCCTACATCAAGCAACTCGCCGCAGCCGAGGCCAGCGACTACACCTACGGCGGCGCCACCAACCACGTCATCATCGCCGGCAGGTACGGAGTCCGCACCCCAGGCTACAACCACATCGAAGTGTTCTCCACCATGGACGCCTACGCCATCCCCGTCTTTGGAGACGAAGTAGACTACACCGAGATCAACCTGGTCGGACACCGCCTCCAGAAAATCTTCGACTACGCCTATGACACCAACGCCGAGTGTGACGCCCGAGCCGTGGCTCAGCTACGCAAGCACGACGCCACCAAGACCAGGGGCCAGATCGAGACCCTACCAAACCTCGGCCTCCAGCTACTGGACGCCGTCACCATCACCGACGCCAGGGCCGGCGTGACGTCACAGGTCTACCGCGTCAGAGGCATTGAAGAGACCTTCGACACCACCAAGCCTCAACTCGTCTGGCGACAGCGAGTGCAGCTCTCCGCCAGGTAGCCGCCAAGATCGTTCCCTCCGGTCCCTGGCACAGTGGCGCCCACACACCGTGCGGCGGGCCAATAATCAACAATAATACACGGCCCGCCGCACTCGCCGGTGACAAGATCGTTCCCCTCCGCCCCCTCGCTGTCACCAACAAAACCTGCCGAAACGGCTGCTGAAAACCTTCACACTATAAACGATATGTCAACTGGCGACGCCCACCCCGCCAGGTCGAGCTGCACCTGTCACCACGCCCCATGGTGACTCACGCCGCTTGGTGCACCAAAACCCCGTCACCAAACCCCATGGCTACCCGCAGCCGAGATCTCCGCCGGATCCCGTCACCATCGCCCGTCGGCTGCTCCGGCTCGCTCCGGCTCTTCGCACTAACGCTATTAGTGCGAAAAGGCCTTCGGCTTCCCTCCGCGAGCCTCAACATAAAAGCTTTATGTTGAGCAGCCGACAAAGACAACACCCACCAACGGCCACTCTCCATGCACCGCAATGCGGGCGCGCTGGCTGCACTACGCGCAGCCAGATCAGCAGGCGACAAAGCCGCCTGCTTCGCGCCCGCAGCCAGTCACCCCCCACTCGTTCTCCAAAAAAGAAACCGACAGCGCCCACACACGCCAAGCCCGCTCGCCCCACACCCAGGCCACTTCCTCAAACATCTCAGTCGCGGCTCCACCACCAAGCACACTCCGTCCCTCGACAACGGTGCGGTCCGTCAAACGATCTTACGATGCCGGCTTCCACCACCAAGCTCGATCACCGCACACCATCGCCACTTCGTCTCACATCTCTAGCTATGGAGCGGGCCTACGGCCCGCAACATCTGATCAAAACCTGGGGAAAACCCCAAGACCCGGGGGGGAACAACAAAGTCTGCGCCCCGGCGTTCAGGGCGCAAGGGGCCAGCCCCCCTAAAAAGCGGGGGCTAAAAAACGCCCTTGCGCCCTTCTCTCATTTCCGGGGCGCAAAAAAAGGTTGTTCCCCCCGGTGGGGTTTCCCCAGGTGTCAAAGGCGTCGGGGCCCCGGGGGGGGTGGCTCGCGGTGGCCTTTGCCGCTTTCAACACTTGGGGGGTTCCGTCCGTGGCTGCTCTGCCTCTTCCGTCCGGTGTCGTGGCTCTTGTCGGCTCTCGCTCTCTCTCCGGTGCGCTCGGCGCGCGCGTCGGCCCGGTGGTCCGCTCTCTCCTCGGCTCTGGCCTCTCCGTCGCTGTCGGCTGCTCCGTCGGCGCTGATCAGGCGGTGCTGTCGGCGGCGCTCGCGTGGCTCTCCGGTCGGCCTGCTGCCGCCGTCTTCCTGCTGCTGCGCGTCTTTGCCGTCTTCGGCCCTGGCGGCGCGGGTGCGGTCGCGCCGGTCTCTTCGGTGCCCTCCGTCCTCGCCGCCGTCGCTGCTGGCGCCTCCGTCGTGTGGTCGGCGGGGGGTCCTCCGTCCCTGCCGGCTCGGGTGCGGCTCGCGCGCCGGTCCGCCTGTCTGGTGTCCGCCGTGGCGTCCGGTTGCGGTCTCGGTGGCGGGCGCGGCTCTCTGGTCTGCTTTCTCGCGTCGCCGCTCTCGCGTGGCTCTCTCCTGTCGTGCCGCCTCGCTGCTGGCTTCGGTTTGCCTGTGCTCGTGCTGGCCGCCTTTGCTGGCCCGCCGCCTCTTCTCGCCGCCGGTGGCTCCTGGTCGCCCTGTTCCTGCTGTGGTCTCTGGTCGCCGTCGTGGCGCTGGGTTCCCGCGCCGCCCCTCCAGGCGCGTCTCTTCTAGCGCCGTCGCTCGCGTGCCCAGTGGGCCCGCTCGCTTTCGTGGTCTCTTATGGCCCTGGTCATCTGCGCCCATGGTGGCGCCAAGTAAGAAAGGTGGTTCGCAATGTTCGGTCGCTTCGACCCCTGGACGACAGGCACAGGCGCGGCCCTCGCGCCCCTGGTGGCAAGAGCAGCCCGCCGCGATGGTGGCACCGGCGCAGCGATCCGCGCGGCCGTGAGGACAGCGCGCCCCTACGATTGGCACCTGGCAGCCCTGGCCGTGGCGGCTCAACCGCCGAGGCGCAGGCACAACAACGAAGAGGAGACAAAAAATGAGTAGCCCGCAGACCATCGCCGCCCTGGTACAGGAAGGCACCGCCAGAAAACCGGCCCTGGCATCCAGGCTAGAACGCGCCGCCGACATCCTGCGAACCGACCCGCCGCACAAGGTCAACCGAGACAGCCGCCTGTGGCACGTGCCGTCGTGCCAGCGAGAGCGCGTCCTCTACCTGGTAGACAGGCTCAACGGCACCTGCACGTGCCCAGACTACAGGCAGCACGCAAATTGGCGAGCCAATGGCACCGACAGGCCCCCCCGAGGCGCGCCCGCCGGAATGTGCAAACATCGGCTCGCGGTGGAGATCATCTGCCGCCTGTGCTCCGAGCCCGACCCGCAGCCAGCGCAGGATCCAGGCCCGGCCCCTGGCCTGGACTGGCATCGCCAATCGCTCAGCATCGAGGCCGCGCAGTGCCCTTATCTGGCGCTCATGTGGTAAAGGAGACACGAAAAATGAGCACAACCCCGCAGCTGGACTTGCGCCGACTGGTAGTCACCGGCACCGCACGCCGTCCGGAGCTCGCCGACACGCTCAACAGCGCCGCCGCCATCGTGCGATACGACCCGCCCAGGCCCGCCAGCCGAACCTCACGGCTCTGGCTGGTGCCCTCAGAACACAGAGAGCACGTCGCCTACCTGGTAGACCGCACCGCCAAAACCTGCGCTTGCCCCGACAACCGCCGCAACCGTGGCCGCCTGTGCAAACACCGACTTGCCGTCGAGATGTTCTGCCGGCTCAACGACGAACCCGAACCCCCCGACGCACCCGACGAAAGGAGATAGCACATGCCAACAACCGCCAACACCGCCACCGACCAAATCCTCATAGCCAAAGCGGACGCCGCCGACAGCCGCCAGATGGTCAACAACCTCGCAGACCAGGCAGCAGCCCCCATCGACCGCGTGATGCTCATGCTCGCCGCCACTTTCTGCCAGACCGCCGCGCGCCAACTCAGCGAGGCATACGCGATCGTCAGAGACTACAAGCACGAACCGCTTGACGCCGACAACGAAAAGGAGACAAGATCATGACCACCGCATGGCAAGCCTACCAACAACCCATCGACGACTTCAACCGATGGGACCGCGACGAGAACGACGAACACTCCTGGGACCGCGAGATCGACCGCCTACACGCCCAAGACGAACACGACGACCACGACCGACCCGCCCCCGCCCAGGAAGGCCGCATCGTCTGCATGGAACTAGAAGACATCAAGCGCTGGATGACCGCGAGAGCGCGCCAGCGCACAGAACAGGAGGAGACCAATGACAGCCACCTATAAGCCGCGCCAATACCGCATCTACCGCCTAGTCACAAAGACGAGGATACTCACCGTCGAGGACGCTCTCAAACTCGGCAAGGTCGCATTCAGCTTAACCGAGTACCAGAAGGGCAAGGGCGCAGCCGTCTCAGTCACCCACTACATGGACCACCAGCGAGCGGCGCTGCTGGCCTTCGACATCCTGCACCGCCCCGTCGCCAACCCCTGGTGGCACGGCCAGACCGAGTACAAAGGCACCAAGAAAGGCGCCGACATGGACGCGCGCACCATGAGCCTTGAGCTCGTCGAGGGCACCGCCAACCCCATCCGGCTCACCATCACCAACGGGCCAGGTGAACCCGCAGGCACAGCCGGCGCCATCAAACCCAAGACCGGCAGCCCCCAGGCGAAGGTGGTCACCCTCCTATCGTGGGAGCACGCGCGCGCGATGAGCCTGGCGATCCTGATCCACATCCAGGCGTGGCAAACGATGACGTACTACAGCCGCATCCAGGAGGCCACGTGGCAGCCGCCAGACAACGGCACGCCGCCACCGGTGGACCCCGAAACAGGAGAGATCCTAGAACAGCAGGCCCAACAATGAGACGTCAATCCACAGGCTACATAAGAACCCTGCTAGAGACTCACGCCTGTCACCCTCGATGCGTAGCAGCGCGCGGCCCGATCTGCGAGTGCCGGTGTGCTGGCGACAACCACGGTTTACTGCGACAACTACAGCCACGCCTGGCAGGACTAGAGCCAGACCAACCAAACCAGGAGGCCCAACCATGAGAACACGCCGAGGACTAAGCCGCCCACTGTGGCTCAGCGGAGACGTCACAGACAACAACGGCTACATCGAGACAGCCCTCAGAGAAAACCGAATCGTCATCCTACAACACATCGACGGCAAGCTCACGATGCAGGTCTCAGGACCTAGAGAGGAGAAAACCAGCCATGGCAAACCAGACGACCACCGAGAAACAGCGCGCCGACGTCAACGCATCCCTGGCCGCCGCAGCTAACCGCCTCGACACCCTGTGTGTCGAGATCGACGGCTTAGAGGCCGCAGCCCAGGACCTGAGCCAGCAGGGCACCACCCCCGCCAGCGCCTACTGGAGAAAGGCCAAGTACCTGTACCTGATCCACCCCACCTGGCAGGGCACCCGAAAGCGCGAGTACATCGGCAGCGACCCCGACAACGTCGCGGCAGCACTCGCCAGCATCGAACGCCACACGCGGCGCGAAGAGATCACGGCCCAGGCCAAGAAACTCCGGCTTGAGCTCGACCAACTAGAGGAGACCGCCGCCGCTCTCACAGACTCCGCTCGCATCTCTGGCCTGTACTACCACCACCAAGAGCGCCAGCGCCGCTGGTAGCACCCACGCCGGAGGAGGCAGCGCCGCCGCCTCCGGCACGCACCCCCCCCCAGCATCAGCCGGCCACCCACCCGCCGGAAGAATTTTCTTCGCACCTACGCGCGCGCCCGCAATAATCAAAAATGAAAAATGCGGGCGCGCGCTTCGGTGCGCGCAGGCATGGCTAGCTCGCCATGCCTGCGATGTGGTGTCAGGTGCAGCTCGGCCGGCCGTCAAACCTGTCGCCAATCCTGTCACCAACCGTGGCGACACAGGTCCCCCACCTGGTAGCGGATCCTGTCACCAACCGAAGAAAGAACCCGCACACACCCGGCCCACCGCGAGGGCCAGCAAAGATCAACAATAATGCTGCTGGCCCTCGCTACGGTCAGGCGCACAGCCCCCACCCTACCCGATCACCGCCCGCAGCCTTGGCACGCTGTCAGCGCCCGGACCCCTCCAGGCGCGCTCGACGCACCAAACCTCGGCCAGGTCTCGGAATAACACCCGGAACCATGGCCGAGGCACCACCCTCGCCACCCCCCCGCTTACCACGCTCAACTCAACCCTCTCGAAAACCGACCGCAGCACCCTCCGCTGCTGAGCGGGATCCCCCGCGCGCACCACCTCCCCCACGTCCGCCAACCGCTGCAAAGCCGCCTCAGCATCGTACCCAGCGGCCCCCAGCCGGCCCTCCATCGACGACGTCACCGCCGCCAGCTCCG